TCAGCTTGGTATGCTCCAGATGAGGTGAAGCACTCTGGCAGCGTGGAGATCCCTGGCTTGTCTGAGGCGATTGCGGCCACGTTTGGAAGGAAGTAAGACCACACTACATGAAATACATTCGACTTACGATTACATTGCCACACAACCGCAATAATCTCGCTGCAATTAACCGGCTGACTGACAAGGCCCCCGATATTCTTGGCCGCATTAAATCCATCAATCATGCCAGCGTTACACATGAAACGGTTACCATCACGAAGCCTTTACGCAGACGTATAGAGCAAAAGCGCAAGTAAACGCTCGGCCCCTCCCACGGCCCTCCCCAAGGGGGGGGTAAGGCCGTAATGAAGCCTGTGACGCTGGCGTGCTGGTCCGTGAGTGCCTAGCAATCCGCTCGCTCGTCGCGTCTGTCGGTGCCGTTGATAGCTGTCAGCTGCTCACGAACGGCAACCGTGCGACAAAAAGGCGGAACTCGGTGCAGGATGTCAACTGCGCTTTTTACGGCAAGAGGGGAGGCTTGTTGATTGCAGCCGATGAACAATGCAAACAACAAGGGGGGGGGCTAATTGTTGATTGCGGTGCGTCTAGGGAATGAGCAATCAACAACAAGGGGTCGAAAAGGCGGCGGCGCTTTTGATGCGTGCTCACTTGATCTTGTCGCCTTAAATCTGCCTCACGAAAAACCGCCCTTTTTCGTGTGGCACCTCACCATGGTCAAAAGTTCCCGAACAGCCCATTGCGCTAAAAAGTCTGAAAATGGGCTAATATAGCGCAATCGCTCATTAGCGTTAGGCCTATCTGCTAATGAACTATTTTCAAAGAGATGCTCTTCACCCGAACAGCAGCTTGCTTTTTGGAAAGGAGTTCCATTTCGTGACGCTGTGATCCCGCCCGAACAAATCGCCGCCTGCCTCGCCTCCAAAGAGTGGAGGATGCGGAACCTTTACCAGATCCTGCCGGAAGATGATGCGGATGGAGGCATGATCCCGTTCGTCCTGCGCGGCGAGCAGGAGCAATACCTGCGCGAACGCCACAGCCGCAACATGACGCCCAAAGCCCGCAAGCTGGGCATGAGCACGCTGATCGTGCTCGACTACCTGGACGAGTGTCTGACGACGCCGAAGACGCATTGTGCTCATGTTGACTTCAAGGAGGACGACGCCTTCAAAAAGCTCGACATCGCCCGCGCTGCGTGGAAAGCCGGGCCGCTGCATCCGAACCCTGTCATTGCCGCGTGCTGGCGACAGATCCACAAGGTCAATCCGCTGGCGAGCGATGCGCAGGGCTGTCTGAACTGGGCAAATGGATCGAGGCAGGAGGCGGGAACAAGCTTCATGGGTGGCACTCCGCGCCGTCTGCACTGGTCGGAGGCCGGGCCAATGTCTGCGCAGGCGCCAGATCGGGCCAGGAAGGTCAAACGCGGCTCGCTCAATGCCATCGGCGCTGCGGGCATCATCGACATCGAGACGACAATGGAAGGCGGAGAAGGGACGATTGCCCGCGACATTTTCGACCTCGCTCTTTCGATGGTGGGAAAGCCGCTCACGCGCATGGACTGGCGGCTGCATTTCTTCGCGTGGTTCGGCCATCCCTCCTACGACCTGCCAGGACACGAGCCAGAGAAGCCGGAAACGCTGGCCTACATGCGCGAGATGCAGGAGAAGCATGCCATCATCCTGCCTGCTTCCAGGTGGGCATGGTATGAGAAAAAAAAGGCGGAACAGAAGGACGACATCTGGACGCAGTTCCCGACCGTGGCGCATGAGTGCGTGAGGTCGATTGTCAGCGGCCAAATCTTCCCTGGCATGGTGACGATCAAGAGCGGCGGACGCATTCGCTCGCTTGCCATTGAAGCCAAATACCCGCTTTCGACCTTCTGGGACATCGGCAACGACGGGCTTTCGTGCTGGCTTGGACAGCAGGCCGGGCGCGACATCCTATGGCATCGGTTCCGGTTCACCACCGGGCAAGGTGCCGTCATGGCAGCGGAATGGATTCGCCAGCTTGAACAGGAAGTCGGGAAGAGCATCGCCAAACACTTCTTTCCGCACGACGTTGATTACCGGGACAGAGGCTATTCCAAGACCTACCGTCAGCAGTTGACGGAAGCAGGCATTCCCAACCACAAGATCATTACGATTCCCATCGCCGGCGACAAATGGGACGGAATCAACGCCGTTCGTGACCGGCTTCCGCGCATGTGGTTCGACCCGGCTTGCGAGGCGCTCCAGGTCGATGAGTTCGGCGAGTCGCTGCCTTCGGGCATCGGCTGTTTGTCCAACTACCGGACGCAGCCAAAAGCGGCGAGCGGAGCGCTGCGACCACTGCCATTGCACGACATCAACTCGCACGGCGCTGACGCCATGATTACCTTTGGCGCGGCGGATGAGCAGGGATTCATCAACAGCAACCTGGAGGCCGACGACAAGCCACGAGAGCGCCGGAGAGGAGCGGCAAAATTCAGCTTCGTGGGCAGGCGATGACTCCGATTGAGCAGGTCCGCAAGCTCTACCGGCTGCATCCCGGCATGAGCTTTGATCAAGATCTCGCTGCTCACTTCGAGCGCGGATACGTTGTCTCGACTCCGCAGGCGTTTGGCATGGCTCGACCTGTGCGCCGTGATTGGGAGCCGGGCAGGCTGAACGATCCTTGGGACGTGGAGCCGTTGGATAGCGCCGACTGCTGGTTCCTCTGGGTGCTGGCTGGCGATTTAAGCGTAGCTGCTCGATGGCTTCCGCAAGCACTGCCTTGGCTTGGCTTTGCCCGGCGCGGCAAAGCGGCCCGGTTTGCCGAAGCTTCTAACCTGCTAAACAAAGCGCTTGCAATTCCTGGGCGAGTTCCGCCCTAAGTTGTCCATGCGGACAATCTCACTCTTCGCCTTCCTGCAAAAGTGCCTCCTCGGCTGGCCCCTCTATTTCGGCGGCGGTGGTGGCGCACCACCTGCTCCAGTCGCGCCTCCTGAACCTGCGCCAGTCGCCGCTCCTATGCGTGCCGATTCGCAAGGCGCAAAAAGAAGCGTCAAGGCCGCAAGCAAGCGCCGCATCGGCGGCATGGACGCCATGCAAGGCGACGTGCTAGGCAGCATGAGCCGCAACCGTGGCTTTGCATCGACTCTAGGCGGATCAGCCAATGCTTACACCGGTGAACCTTGAACCTTCTAACTCTGCCCAAAAAGCAGAAAAGCTAAGCAAGCGGTGGCAGCAAATGCAGGCCGACCGAATGCCGTGGCTTGTCCAGTGGCAGGAAATCGCCGACTTGATGGCCCCCCGCTCGGCTGGCATCTCCAGCAAGGTCAATCTGCCGGACACCTCTCGCGAAGGTTTGCTCTTCGACACAACGGCAGGCGATGCGCTCATGACAATGGCCGGCGGGCTGATGTCCTGGATGATGCCAGCCAATGAGCCGTGGTTTGGCTTTGACCCAACCCGCGAACTGCGCGGATCTGACCGTGTCAAAAAGTGGACGCAGGAATGTTCCGAACTGGCGCGGGAATACCTGAGCAACTCCAGTTATTACACCGAGGCGCATGAGGATCTGCTCTCGCACTGTGGGTTCGGCACTTCGGCGCTCTACTACGCGCTGGAAGATGGCAAGCTCCGCTTTGAGCATCTCCCGACTGCCTCTTACTGCATCGATGAGAATCGCTTTGGCGTGGTCGATGTTTTGTTCCGCGAGTTTGAGTGGACTATCGAAGAAAGCGCCAAGCATTTCGGCGCTGATAACCTGTCCACCAAGTCCCGCGAAGCTTTGGGCGATGACACAAAGAAGCTCGCCAAGATCAAGATTCTACACGCCGTTTACCCACGGCCAGAAAGCGAGCGCCCCGACAACGAGATTGCCCGCATGGCCGACTGGGGCAAAGCGTTCGCAAGCTACTACGTCGAGCTTGGTGAGAAACACACGCTGAAGGAATCGGGCTTTGATTATTTCCCGTTCAGCGTCGGGCGCTTCCTGAAATGGACGGCGCTGGAAGGCAAGACCGCCTACGGCTACGGCCCTGGCTTTGCCGCATTGCCAGACACTCGGCAAATCAACTTCCTCCAGATGATGATGGACTGCGAGGCCGAGAAGCGCGTGCGCCCGGCTATGATCGCTGACAGCCGAATGGAGGGTGACATCGTGCTCTCGGCTGGCGGCATCACCTACATCGACACGGGAATGATGGAGCCGAAACCGCTGCAAATCGGTGGTGACTACAACGTCGGCCAGGATCGCGTGAAGATGCGCCAAGAGTCCATTCGTGCGAAGTTTCACGCGCAACTTTTCAACATGTTTGAAGGGTTGGACGGCATCCGCACTGCCACAGAAATCAACGAGCGTGCGGCCGAAAAGATCACCGCCATCACTCCGGCTTTCTCGCGGATCGTAAACGAGAAGCACACGCCGATGCTCCAAGGATTGTTCAACCTGTGGATGGAATCCGGAATGCTGCCAACGCCTCCGCAAGAGGCGATTCAGCGCGTCTCCGAGTTCGTCGGCATCGTGCCGAATCCAATGGTCACCTTTTCGTCTCGCCTCGCCCTGGCGATTAAATCGCTGCGGAACATCGACGCCGACCGGCACATTCAGCGCATTGTCTCGCTCGCTCCTCTGCGGCCTGAAGTCATGGAGCCGTTCGACTGGATTCGTTGGGCGCGTGGCAGCGCTCGTGACGCTGGCGTTCCTACCGACTACATTCTTGACGAGGAAGTCGTCCAGCAGCGCATGGAGGCGCAGGCGCAGGCACAAGCACAAGCTGCGCAGATGCAAGCCGTGGAACAGGGAGCCAAGGCCGTTGGCAATCTGGGTGGAGTCGAGGCACTGAAAGGAGCAATGGCAGCATGAGTGAGCGTTCACAATTAGATCTCGCGCAATCGTTCACCCGTGGGAATGACCTGCTGGTTTACCGTTTCGACGTCGCCTCTAACTTGCAAAAGGTGAAATCCGACATTCTCCGCGCTTTCGTCGAAGGCTTTAACTGCTTCCGCTTTGAGTTCCAGTTTAAGGGACGCAAGTTTGAGGATCGCTTTGCCCTTCCGCATGCCGCTGGGTTTGACGAGCGCGACGCTTTGGAACTGGCGGAACACGCGCACGCTCGGTTCCTGAACACGGTTTCCAAGCTCATCGCATGATTTACCCGCCACAAGATTCCGAAAGCCTGGGCGAACACTACATTCGGCATGTTGCCGCGATGACCGAAGAGCTTTGCGACATGGCTTGCCAACTTGCAATCCGTGACAAGATGCTTGCCACTCTGTGGGCTGAATACGAGGACCGGCGCTTTCAGTTTGGAGATGATTACCTTTGGGAAAAACACGAAGACATTAATGCCGTATCCGAAGTGGAAGCATTCATCGCCGACACGCAAGCATGACAGCTGCCGAAGAGATCGAAGCAAAGCGCAAGGACCGCGCGGCAAAGCTGAATGCCGCATGGGCTGAGCTTGCAGGCTCGCAGGCGTTTAACGTCGTGCTCACAGCGGCACAGCAGCATTTCGGCATGTTCCGGCCTGTGTTCCAGGCTACCGACAATTTCAACCCGCACGCTGCCGCTCAACGCGACGGCCAGAAAGATGTGCTGGCCTATTTTCTCCGCCGCCAAGCTCGCGGCGCGGAGCTGTTGGAGGATGACGAATCCTCCGACAAACCAACGCGGGCACTCTAACCCACCACCATGAAAATCGAAATCAACGAAGGCTTCGTCACAAATGACGGCGCTGTCATCGGAACCATTGACGGCAATGTTTGCCACCTGAAAAACAAAGTCGGCCCGACGGTCAAGGGAGCCATCCGCAAAG